GGATGAGGCTATTCGTCTTTATGATTATCTTTTCAATTTGAAGGGCAGCGTTGCTGGACGTATGCTGTGGCAGCTGGGCACTCCGAACAACAAGCGTTTGGGTGGGGATAGTTTGGTGAATTGCCTTGGGGGTGAAACTGAGGTTGTTACTCGGGAGGGCATTAAGCGAATTGATGACTTAGCTGCTATTGGTTATGCTACGGTTATGACTGATTATGGTAAGTGGGTTAATGCTGATATCCGAAGCTTCGGTGAGCAGCGGCTTGCTGAAATCGTGCTTCGTCGTGGGAAGCAGGTAAAAACTGTTCGTGCTACCGCTGAGCATCGGTGGATTGTTCGTGGTAAGAACGGTCGGGAAGAGTTCTTTACTGAGTCTTTGCGACCGGGAATGAAGCTTGTTAGCATAAAAGGGCAAGGCACACATACTGCTGATATGAGCAACGATGGTGTTCGTGCTGGTCTAGTTTACGGTGACGGTACGGTTTATAACACGGGCGCTCGTGCGTTTGTTGCTAATGCTGATCTTGCAGAGCTTGAACATTTTTTCCTTGATTACAAGTCAAGTGAAAGTGAGCACGGTGCGACTTTCTACGGCCTTCCACGGTCTTATAAAGCTTCCCCTGATTACAATGAGTTCCGTGGTTATTTGTACGGTTGGCTCGCAGGGTATTTTGCTGCTGACGGGTATGCTCGTGATGGGAAGGGCGCTCAGTTGAATAGCACCAATATTAACTCGTTGCGTGCCGCCAAGGACGTTGCGACTATTATTGGTGTTGCTACTGGCCCTATTTACGAACAAAATCGTATCAGCAATCTTACCGGCAAGGAGAGCACCATTTATACGTTGCCGCTCCATATTGAAGATCCAGAGTTTTTCCTTTTGTCGAAGCATCGTGGAGATTTTGTGGGGCGTGCCAGCGTTGCTGATTGGAAGGTTGAGTCCGTTGGGGAGTATGGCGCTCCTGAGCCTGTTTTCTGTGCGGTGGTCCCTGAGACACACACGTTCGCTTTGTCCGATAATCTACTAACTGGGAATTGTTGGTTTGTGGATGTGCAGAAGCCTACCGACTTTTCGTGGGCAGTTGAAAGGCTCATGTTGGGCGGGGGGGTTGGTTTCTCGTGTGATAAACCTGAGCGTCTTGGTGTGGTGCGGTCTGCGTGGGTGGATCGTGTAGATGCTGATGATTCTGATTTCATTGTGCCTGATACCCGTGAGGGGTGGGGTGAAGTCATTCGTAAGGTGTTTGAGTGCTACTTGGGTGATGATGACAATCCACGTAAGATGACTTATGCTACTCATTTGATCCGCCCTGCTGGTGTTCCTATTAAGACTTTTGGTGGCACTGCTTCTGGTCCCGATATTCTTATTTCTGGTATTGAGAAGATTTGCAAGGTACTTGATGGGGCTATCGGCCGTACGATGACTTCTGTTGAGGTTCTTGACTGTATGAATATTATTGGGTCAATTGTTGTCGCTGGTAATGTTCGTCGTTCGGCGGAGATTGCTGTTGGTAGTCTGGATGATGAAGAGTATCTGATGGCGAAGCGGTGGGACCTTGGCAATATTCCAATTGAGCGGGCGATGTCGAATAATACTGTTTTTGTCAATGAGTACCAGATGCAGAATATGCCTCAGCTTGTTTGGGAAGGCTATGAGGGAAACGGGGAGCCTTACGGGTTTTTCAATCTTGAGGCTTCACGTAAGTTTGGGCGCATGGGTGAGGTTCGTCCCGATTACAGTATTGTGGGTGTGAATCCTTGTGCGGAGATTCCGTTGGCTAACCGTGAGTCTTGTAATCTGTCGGAGATTTTTTTGCCGATGATTGATTCTCGGGAGGAACTGGTTGACCTTACGCTGCTGCTTTATAAGGTTCAGAAGGCAACAGCAGCTTTGTCGTATCTTGATCCTGCGTCGGATAAGATCACTTCTAAGAACATGCGGCTGGGTCTCGGGGTTACCGGGGTTGCTCAGGCGTTGGATAAGGTTGAGTGGCTGGATCAGGCGTATGTGAAGTTGCGTGAGTTTGATATTGATTGGTCGGCTGAGCGAGGTTGGCCTGAGTCTATTCGCCTTACCACGATTAAGCCGTCTGGTACGCTCAGCTTGCTGCCTGGTGTGACTCCTGGGGTGCATCCTGGTTTCTCTCAGTATTTTGTGAAGCGGATGCGTATGGCTGCCACGGATGTGCTTGTTAACTATTGCCGCAGTAAAGGTTTCCACGTTGAGCCTTTGCGTAACTTTGATGGTTCTGAGGATGACCGTACCGTGGTGGTGGAGTTCCCTTGTGCGTTCCCTGAGGGTACTGTGCTTGCTGAGAATATGTCGGCGGTAGAGCAGATGGATTTGGTGCGGAAGCTGCAAAGGTTGTGGGCTGATAACTCGATTTCGGTAACCGTGTACTACCGTAAGGAAGAGCTTGAGGAGATTAAGGCGTATCTTGCGGAGTACTGGTCTGAGATGAAGTCGGTTTCGTTCCTTTTGCACAGCGAGCATGGTTTTGATCAGGCTCCGATGGGCGAGCTTACGCTTGAGGAGTATGTGGCCATGTTGGCGGCTACGACTCCTCTGGGGGAGAAGTTGTCAGGGTCAACGATGATGTCGGACGACGAGTTTGACGCTGAATGCTCTACGGGAAGTTGTCCCGTGAGATGACCTAAAGCTGTTGTATTATAGCCTTAAAAGTTGCGGCGGGTTGCACCTTGACGGTATAGAGTATTTTTTGTACCGGCAAGGTGACTAACCCCCTAAGGAGGATGATTGTGGATATCGGTTAAGCTGCCGGTAACCGATAAGGCGATCAAGTATCTGAGCGGGGTTCGGTCTCTTGCACCGGGCCCCGCTTCTTCCTATAATAGGGTATGAACTCTATGCGGGATTTCCATAAGGCTAAGCTGCATGTGGATTTGCAGTATTTGGCGGATATGATTGAAACTGTAGGGCTTTCAGAGACAGCTCCCATTGCAGATGATGGGGCTGTCTCTTTGTCGTATGGGCTTGCTTTAATCTGTGGTGCTAGGGCTAAGCCGTTCGTAGATGCCTTTCCCTACTGGTTGGAAGAGGTCCCTGCCGGGTATCGCTCACGGTTCTGCGCTTGCTGGGATGCTTTAGAGTTTGAGTTTGGTGAAGACATTGTGGTGTGGTCTGATAATGCGGGAACGTCGGAGACTGTGAGGCGTATACGCAGTTTGGCGAAAGAGATTGAACATTTCAAATTGTCCTCTTGACATCTTACCGCATATCGACTAAGATACGTGTATGAACCACACCGCACGTTGGAATCAGTATTATACAGCTTTGCTGCAGTACAAGAGCAGGTATGGTGACGCTAAAGTCCCAAGTGGGCACGTTGAATTTTTGGATTCTGGTGCTCCTTTGAATTTGGGCAATTGGGTTAGCTACATGCGGACACGATACAAGCAGGGTTTGTTGTCGGCTGAGCGTGTTGCTTTGCTGGAAAATATTCCATCTTGGAGTTGGGGGCCTGTGCGTCCTGGCCCGAAGTCAAAGGAAGTGGTGATTCAGCGGAATAGCGACATTGTGTGGTTGCGAGAGCATGAGGGTATGGCGTTGGAACAAATTGCCAAACGGTACAATCTATCTCGTCAACGTGTGTACCAAATAGTAAAGGAGAATAAGTTATGAGTAATGTTAATCCCGCCGCTGAAGCAGAATGGGAAAAAGTATTGAATAAGCTTTCGCAGGAAAACAAGCAAGGAAACTTGATTGTCACAACAGCTTCTGCGATTTTTGCGATCTCGCTTGTGTCTGGCATATTGGCGTTTGCCGCTATGCTGGTGAATGCGGCGGTTCTTAGGGCTTGGCCGACGATTACCGTAGCCAGTCCGGGTATTGGTTACAGCGACGCTTTTGTTATTTCGTCGGCAACTCTGGTTGCTTCGATGATGTTTTCAGCGACGTTGAGCGCTGTGAAGCGAGGGTCGCTGTGAGTAGTACGACGACTGCTTCTGTGGACAGCCGTGTAGGAACCTGGGATGCTGCTGCACTGACGCATATTAATTATGTTTGGTATGGTCATCGCCCCGGGTTTCTCGCAAAGCCTCTCCTTGTGGATATTCGCATGCATGAGGACTATCTTATTGACACCTATTTCACTTTGGGGAAGGAGTTGACAGACAGCACTGAGTGGATTAGGTTGGCGCAGCTTGCATTGGAGTGTCGACCCGAACTTGATTCTGATTTTGTTTGGCGAACTTTGTGCAGTAAGCAGAATGATTATGGGCCCGATAACATTGCCCGTTTTGCCCATAAGGGCCTCATTTTGAGGCTCCACGATAAGGTTGCTCGTTTAGAAAATCTGGTAGCTAATAATCGTGCGGCTACGAATGAGCCGGTGGAGGACACGTATATGGACATTATTGGTTATTCGATTATTGGTTTGATGTTGTTAGATGGGAGTTTCTTTTTGCCTATGGGATACTCCTGGCAGGAGTAAACGAAAGCTCGCCTCCTAATGCGGTAATATATTGTAGAAGATAGGTTTAAGGAGGCAAGTATGCCAGAGCCAATTGATATTGATGATACAGAGATAGATGTTTCCGATTTGCCGTCTAGACCTCGCCGCCCTCGCCGTCGGCGCCGTGGAGGTGGCCGAGACGCCCTTGCTCGTGCCCTCAACCGCATTCGCCCAGGCCGTCGACGGTAATTTTAGTTTGTCTTAGCAAGATTGGTAGTTAGGTATGGCGTTAATTACGGTAAGTGACATTGTTACATACATGGACATTTCGTTCACTAACACTCAAGAAGATGCAGCCGAAATTGTGATTGAAGGGCTGCAGGCTGAACTTGAGGCATACCTTCGACGCCCTATTGAGCAACAGTCGTTTACTGAGACGTATAGAATTCCTGATCAGAGCCGAGGTGTTCCTAGCAACCAGTATCACTTTAACTATTCCACGGTTCCTGAGATTGACTCCCCGATGTCTTCTGGTGTCTACCGGTATCCTAGATTTTATACTTTGTATCTAAACAGTAGCCCGGTTATTTCGGTGTCGTCGGTTAGTCGCACAGCGTCTTCTCCTACGGCGTCTGCTGTGGCGTTGGTTGCAGAGACTGATTATATTGTTAGGGACTTTGGTATTGATTTGTATGATGTGTTTTCAAATGACCGTATAACGGTCACGTATACGGCTGGGCTGGATGGGGCGAACATTAAGGTGTTTAAGTTGTTAATGTTGCGTGCGGCTACCCGGGAAATGCAGAACATGCATGATGACGTGGTTGGCTTGAAGGACTTAACAACCCGTAATGTTGCCCCGATGGAGACAGGTTTTACTGAGCGGGAGCTTATGAGCATAAAGAAGTACCGCCGAGTGAGGGTGTCGTAGTATGGCGACAAGCACGAAAATAGATGTTGATACGAAGAGGCTGCGAATTTTTTTTGCGCAGATGATACGGCGTAGTAGCAACTTTTCACCAGTTTTTACGAAGGCGCTGCGAGACATTGAGAAGGAAGAAGCTAGACATTTTGCAAGTAGGGGCAGTGGGACGTGGCCTCCCCTTGCTGCTTCCACTAGGGCTCAGAAGCGGCGAGAGGGTTTCCAAGCGGATCTTCTGCAGCGCACGGGAGCGTTGCGTGATAGTTTGGTATCGGGAGGCCCTGGTGGGGTTCGTAATCTTACCCCAAAGACAATGGAGTTTGGTACTAGCGTAGAGTACGCTGGGTACCATTTTCATGGGGCACAGAAAGGCAACTGGCGGCTGCCAGTTAGAAATCCTTTGGTCCGGGCTGAAACTTTTGCCAATAGCGTTGCTCAGGATACTGGTGGGTGGATTGTTTATGGTAAAGGGTGGCAGGAAAAGCGGGCGGCTTCAGCGGTTCGTAATTTGAGCGATATTCTCTAGGATCGGAGGTTGACAAATGATGTCAGGTCCTCGCCTAGCTAAGGCGTATGTATCTAATTATTTGGCTAATGATCTTCCGTCACGGCTTATCACATATCGGAATCATTGGGGGTTGAGCAGTTCTCAGCTTCCTTCACCGGTTCGCTATTTTACATACGAGCCGTTTGCTTTGGACAAGTGGCCTACAGTTATTACTGTGGTTATGAATACGGCCAGTGTTCGGCGGGATGGTTATGAGGTTGATGCTGATCCGTCGTTCAGGGTTACTTACAATATGCGCACTTACATTTGGGCCCGAGATGGTGGTGCCCAAGTTGTTACTGAACAGCGTGACAATCTGACTACTGTTGTTAGGGAAGCTTTGATGGATGGGCCGTCGTTGTCGGCTTATGATTCTGGGGTTCCGTGTTACCCGAAGATTGATGAAAGTACGATTAGAGAAGAGTTTTCTGATCTTACTCTGATTAAAGGGGAGCGTCTTTTGGCGGGGGGCTACGTTTCGTATGACTTAGCTCTTGAAGAAATTGTGGACCATGACGCTTTGGGGTTTGTGCAAACGCATGAGAATACGGTGTCTAAGCTGCCTGTTACACCGAATGCACCCACTAATGTTATTGCGGTTGCTGGGGATACTCAGATAACTTTGGGGTGGACAGAGTCTACATGGAATGGGGGGGTCTATGAGATTACTGGGTTTAATATTCAACAAAGCACGGATTCTGGTGCGACGTGGAGTACTGTGGTGGCTGATACCGGCAATACTGATCCTGTGTATACCGTTACTGGGTTGACTAATGGGACTTCGTATTTGTTCCGTCTGGCTTCTGTGAATGCGGCGGGGGTAGGAGCGTATTCTGCATCGTCGCTGGCGAAGGTGCCCACGGCAGGATAGGATATAGTTATGGCAGCTATTCCTGGCCGCTGGGGCGGTCTTCGTTCAGAACCTTATAAACCTAATCCGCCTGATGCTGATCTTGATGGCATCATTCAGGAGCAGACGTTGTGGGAGCGCCCTAAGGGGTTTGTTTTTGCGATGGTGGATGCTGCTGGCAGGTTGGCTGAGGTTGCGGATGGTGCTGATCACCCGCCTGGGGTTGATGTGTTTAGGCAGAATTTTGTGTTGGCGAGGCGTGGCGCTAACGGCGTGTTGGAGCGTGTTGATGATGCTCCGAGGCCGTCGTGGGATCGTGGTGATTTGTCGCCTCGGGATAGGTTTGGTACGTTGGGTGATAGTTTAGGTACGTTGAATAATCCTAAGTTTCGGTTTCTTGAGGACCGTGTAATATTTGGGTATAATCCTATGGTTCCTGCGAGTGATACTTGGCTTGAGCGCCGGGGTATGCAGCGTCAGGAGCGTATTGATTTTGATTCGTTGACGTTTAATGGTCGTACGATGGCGTTGTGGGAGCCGACGAATGATTTGGTTGAGCGTGAGCGGCGGCTGGATTTTATTAGAGATGCTTATGGTGATGATGTTGCTGACCATTTGCGGCAGACTGATGACGGTGTGCCGTTTGAGGAGCGGGTTCCGGCTGATTTGTCTGAGTTGGCTGATGAGTTGCCTGAGGAGTCTTTTTGGTTTACGCATGTTGGGGAGCCTTTGCCGGATGGTACTAGATTGGTGGGGGCCGGGGTTGTTCATAGGACTAGGCGAGACGCTTTGAATGCTTGTCCTCTTTTTAAGGCAGCTAATGATCCGCAGTGCGGCGGGGAAATAGCCACCGGCAAGGTTGTCCACCTCCGCAACGCCAACGCTGTTGATGGTGAGACAGGCGGCCCCCCAGGGGAGAATCCGGTGGTTTTTAGACCCGGATCGGGGGCTGCTGATCCCGGGGACCGCCCTGATCTTGGTGAAGGCCTTAACGGTGACCCCACCCCCGAGGCACACGAGACTGCGGTAGAGGAGGCGCTGGAGCAGATTTTTGTTGGTGAGGATCACGAACCTGGGTGGTTTAAACGAATGACGGACAGAGCGTTGCAGATCGTTCTTGGGGATGAGAGATTTAAGGAGATGACGGCCGAGGAGGCGATGCGCAACTATTATGAGAAAATTTCGGCTGTGCTTGACTTATCTCCAGATATATTTGAGGGTAAGGTGTCGAAAGAGCAAGCGGCTGCGGTGATTGCCGCTTTATCGGCTAACCGAGAGTTTAACAATAATATGGAGGTAGCTAGGCGGGTTATTGAGACAATGGTAGCCAACGAACCGTTTACTATTGATGTGCATAGGGCGGTTTTGGACACGTATACTAATCACAAAAACCCTGGGCGTGATTTGAATATGCGGGTACACAAAGATGATGACCCTGCGGCTGCTATTGATAACCTGTTTGAGACGTTAGTGGAAGCTGGCGGTTCAAGAGACGAGCTTGAGCAGATACGACAAGATGTTTTACGGGAGATAGGGGATCTGGACAGTTACGACCCCGAGGCCCGCCGACAAGAGATCAAAACTTCATTGGGGCTTCCACGTCCTCAATCAGAATATCCGAAGGTGCGCCCTGAGCATTTTTCTGATGATCAACTTTTCCTCCTATCCGTGGCGAATCCAGCGTTGCGTTCTTCTAGGGGGGGTGGTGGCGCTGGCCCCATTATAGGAGCAATGAAAATTTTGAGAGGCACTGCTCCCGAGGATTCTGGGGTCCTTGATGGGCCGAAGCTGTTTGCGTATTACACTAATTTGGCGGACACTGATCAGCATTATCGTGCTGCAGTGGATTCGTGGATGAACAGAATAATGATTCCCAGAGATGCTAGAATTATTACGATATTTAAGAAGGGTAACGAGGGCACCCCTGATTTTCAAAAGTATTTAGACAGCCGCCCTGGGGGCTTAACACAGGGCCCCAAAGGGACTTGGACTTGGACAGGGAAGGCTGGTGAAATTAGGTGGACTTCTGTTGATGCTAATGGCGAACCAGACCCTAATGGTTTGTATTGGAAGTGGGAGGGCACTGTTGAACTGATGCGAACTGAGCCTTGGGGAAATAGGCATTTGAACAACATTTTGCGGAAGGGTAACAGTGAGGATGTTAAGGCGAACATTGGGGCGTCTCCTTTGCTCGCTGATCAGCTACGCAAATATGCCGACAAGGAGGGCTTGTCTCCCGCACAGCTTCAGGCGTTGTTGTGGGAGTATGAGCGCAGGTATGATGGTAAGCTAACTCTGGATGATGATGGTGACATTATTACAACCGGATACCCAGAGACTGACCTACCCTATGCGGCCGCTAATTTTTTGCTACCAACTGCAATTCGTTACCGAATCCGGCGAAGCCAGCCAACCCCTACAACTGAGCGCACAAAAAAAGATGTGCGGATGCAGCAAGGGATGTTTTATGCTCGCTTGCATATGGCTGCGGACGGTTCGGGCGGGCCGTTAACTCCAGAAGAACTTGAAGACTTTCGGCGGCTGGCGGGCTACAACTCGGACAATATGCCCGGTAGAATCAACCGCAACAACCCGCCGTCGCTTTTTTTGCACCGGGAGGACAAAGATGATATTGCCCTTGTAGATGCAATTCAAGAAGCTTTAGATTCTCGCATTTCAGAAAATAGTGTTAAAGTAGGTATGCTAGAAGTTCCCACCTACGGAGATGATGATCTTCCAGCTGATACCAGAGAAGGGTTCGTTAAGATTGAAGTTAATGGATCACCTCGGTGGGTTTCTAAGCAAGTTGTTGACATACTAAAAGAAATCAATCCCGAAATTGTTGTGTTGAAGGACTAATGATGAATTACACAAAGTTAGAGCGGCTTACAGGTATCCCACGGCGGGTATTAGAGGAGCCTGAAGAAGGATTTTTTAAAGTTGAGGATAGTGATGTTTGGGAAGATTTCTATCCCGACATGGACCCTGAAGAGTTTGAAGCCCAGTTTGATAATGTCCTCCAAGAGGATTAAACATAGTTCCGCTCACATTCCGCCGCTGCATGGTAACATAATACTTGACAGAGCAGACTTTCGTCTGGCCCTCAGGGCAAGTCAATACGTATTGATATCGACAACGAAAATTGGAGGCTAAAAATGCCGGGAATTAATGTCACCACTGCAGTACGCACTGGTCCTGTCGGCACTACGGACATCGTATCAGGTCAGGCGTTCATGATTGGTGCAACAGAGCGAGGGCCGGTGGATGAGCCGCTTTTGCTTAGGTCTTTTCAGGACTACACCACGTATTATGGTAACTATCAGGCTAATTCGCTGTATATGCATGCGAAGACTTTTTTTGATGAGGGTGGTTCTCGTTTGTATGTGCGTAGGGCGCATTCGGGTACGGCGGCTTCAGCAACGGTTGGTTCGCTTGCTTTGAATGACAGCGCATCGTCTGCGACTATGACTGTGGAGGCTAAGACTCCGGGTCCGTGGTCGGCTAATTTGACTGTTCAGGTGCAGACTAATAGTGATGATAGCAATATTGCTGCTGGTTCGTTTAGGATTTTGATTCGTCTTGATGGTGAGCTTCTTTTGTCGACTCGGGATTTGGTTGATGTGAGTGATGCTATTAATGTGATTAATTCTTCGTCTGTTAATCATTTGATTGAGGCTTCTGATGATGCTACTTCTTCTAACAACCCTGATTCGCTGACGGCGACTGCGCTTTCTACAGGTGCAGCTCCTGCTCCTTCTGATACTACGATTGCCGAGGATTTGGTGGGCACCTCTGCGGGGGCACTTTCCCGGTATGGGGATGGGGCGTTTAGCCCAAATTTGAAGAGTGGTGCCGTTTTGGCTCCTGAGAATGGTGTGACTGCTGTTTGGGCTGCTCTGCGTGATCATGCTGTGGCGAATAATCGTATTGCGATTTGTGATTTCGGCTCTGGCGACTCAGCTGCTACTGCTCGTTCGGCTGCGGCAGCCTATTATAGTGATTCGAGGGCGCACTATATGGCGTTCTACTGGCCTTACGTCAAGGTTCCCGTTCCTAACTCTTCCGAGTTGGCTACTGGCACTTCGGCCCTGATCGGTTCCACTTTGACTATCGCCCCGTCTTCATATGCGGCTGCTGCGAGGGCACGGGCGGTTCAGGAAGCCACTGGACCTTGGCGTGCGGGTGCCGGTCAGATTTCTTCGGCTAAGACGATCACTGCGTTGGCTCAGGATGTGACGGCGGCAACGGGTGATATTATGGACAACGCCAGGGTTAATGCTTTGCGTAAGGTTGGCACTTCTATTCGGGTGTATGGTGCCCGCTCTGTGTCAAATGATGAAACGAACTGGCGGTACATCACTCAGCGAGACACCCTTAACTACATTACGGTTGGGGTTGCGGACCGAATGGAACAGTACCTGTTTGAAACGGTTGACGCACGAGGAAATCTTTTCGGACGAATTCGTGGTGCGATTAAGGCGTTCCTTGAGCCCATTCGGGTTGCGGGTGGTCTTTTTGAAGCCTACGATGATGATGGTGTGTTGCTTGATCCTGGCTACAATGTTACGGTCAACAGCACTAATAACCCGACTAGCCAGCTTGCCACCGGCCTTGTTAAGGCTGATGTTGGTGTGCGTGTGTCTGGTGTGGCGGACCTTATCAATATTACGATTACTAAGAGTAATTTGTCGGCCCCTGTTATCTAAGGAGTATTTTAAATGGCTAAAGCAACTCAGAGGCAAATTGTCGGAGAAATTTCTCCGGTTCTGGATATCCCAGGGCATTCCCCGGGGCCTCCTTTTCCGAAGTACTTTGCGACCGTAAGCGGCGGTGAGATTAGCGCTGCTGTTGAGAAAGTTTACGACGGTAATAGCACGTTCCCTGAGGTGCTTTGCGCTCCTTCAGAGATTGGCGATATTACTGTTAGTAAGTTTTACGACCCTGACGAGGACGCATCGAGGCTTAATCAGCTTCGGCAGCTTGTTGGTATGACTTATTATGATGTGAAGGTGTACACGCTGAATTGTGATTTGAAGGAACCGGGTTCGGAGCGGGTGTATGCGAAGGCGCTGCTTGTTGGGCTTACTGAGCCCGATGGTGATGCTTCGTCGGGTGCCCCGGCTTCGTATTCGTTGACTTTCTCAATCAGTACTGTGGCCGCTGCCTGATATAGGTAGATAATCATATACAATTGAAAATTTCCCATCTTGGCTGAGAGTGTTTTTGGCTGGGTGGGATTTTTTCTGTTTACTTGACGTGTGCTCAGGATTTCTGTATGATACTGGTATGCCCGGTACGCTTTGTTTGCTTACCGTTTTATATGAAAGAGGTATCAAAGATCATGAGTATGAGTGATGACATTTTAGAGGTTCCTTCTTCTGTGGGTGTCGTTAATCCTCCGACTTCGACACCGGCCCCGCCTACCCGAGGGTTGACGGTTTTGGATCAGTTGAAGGAAGAGATCGCTAGGGAAGTTACTCGGGACGACATTTTTATTAATGTGCCTGAGCGTAAGGGTGTTACTGTTTCGTTTTCCCCAAATATTGCTAATGAGCAGTTGAAGGCGTGGCGGCGTAATGCTACTAATCGGAAGACCGATGAAATGGATTCGGTTAAGTTTGCGTGTTACGTGGTTGGGCAAACGGTGACTGGTATTTATTTTAATGATGAGCTTGTGCTTGATGAGCAGGGTAACGCTGTTACGTTTGCTTCTCCGGTTATGATGGAGATGACGAGGACGGATCGGCCTCTTCCTGATGCTATTCGTGCATTTTATGGGATTGACCCACATTTGGAGGCTGTTGCTTTGAAGATTTTGGATTATGCGGGTTATGGTGAAGATGTTGATGATGAGGACCCTACGAGGGGCTAGTTGCGGAGTTAGCAAGTGATGTTCGCATCATTTCTGCTGCTCGGCTAGCCGAGGCGTTTTCTACTGATCCTTTGCAAATTTTGGATTGTGATTACCATGAGTGGTTGATCCGTATTGCGGTTGCAAAAGCTTTAGCTAAGGATCGTGCGGATCAGGACAGAAAACGTCGTAATGTTAGTGGTGGCTACTGATCTGGGGCCAGGAATTTCTGTAGAATAACTACAGATGTTCCTGGCCTTAGTTTTTGTGAGGAAGTATGGCTGCTGAAGAAAAAGTCATAATTAGGGTTGAAATAGACTCCGATATTAACAATGACCTGCTTAGCATTGAACGACGCCTGAAGCGGCTTGAGGGTCGCCAGAAGGAGTTTAATCGTACTTCAGGAAAAACGGATGACAGGCTTCAGAGTATTGCTAAAAACAGTCGTGGTGTTGCGAAGCACTTAGACGAAGCGGCCGAAGCGACGCAAAAGCTTGATAAGAACACGAATCGGGTTAATCGTCGTTTTGGTGTTATGCGATCTGCGCTGCGGTCGGTTATTTCTCCTTTGCGAAAATTCATTACCACATTAAGTAAGATTTCTTTTATTGCCTTAGCGGGCCAGGTTGGGTTGTTTGCTGCTGCTTTAGTGGGTGTCAAGGTGGCGCTATTAACAGGTAGAGCGGCTGTTAGTTTGTATAACACTGCGTTGAAAGGGTTGTCAGTTACTGCTGCTTCTGTGGTTTCAGGTTTGGCGGTGGCTGCCGCCGCAATTAGGCAGTTTTCTGAAGTTCAGATGGCAGCCAATTTTGGGGGCGGGGCGGCAGGCCGAACTGCTGCTGCTCGACTTAGCCGTGGTGTAAGCTCACAAGTACGGGGGCTTCTCGGCTCGGAGAACACAGCGGCTATTGTTGGTGCTCTTGCCCGTGGGGGTGTGCGTGGAAATCAGAATGCTCTCATCAGACAGTTGTTTAATATTACTGGGGGTGACGGTGCGGCGGCTCAGGCTATTGCACAGGCTTTAGCTGGCAAGGATGTGCGTCAGGCCCAGAGAGCTGTTGAAGGGGCGGCAGGCTTTCAACAGGGGTCGATGAAGGGAATGAATTTTGACTCTATGGCTGCCCTGCGTCAGTTTGTTGCAGGTGGTGGGGCTACTGCTGAAGGGTTCTCCTCGCTGGGTGACGACATGGCCCGCTCATTCATTGGCACCATTAAGACAGAATTTGCTGGTGTTGTTGGGTTGTTTGCTGATATGGGTGAACCGCTTCTTGGCCCGTTCCGTGACGCTTTTGTTCAAATATCCAGAATCATTAAAAGTGATTTGATGGGTATGATGCAGATCATGCAACGGTTTGGGGCGGAGTCGTTTGCCCCCACGTTGGTGACTATTGTTGACAAGACGAGTGAGTTTATTCGCAGTAATATTGTCAACAATTTGCAAGATGTGGAGCAGATGGGTAAGAACTTTGTGGAGTTCTTCCGTAATGTGCGTGATTTTTTTGGTGGAATTGGTGATGCTTTGCGTGCGATGGAGCCTGCTGCGAATGTTGTGATTGATATGTTTAGGGCTATGGGTGGGGCGGCTGGTGGGCGTGGGTTGTTTAGTGCGTTTAGGGATTTGATTGTTGAGAATGCTGAGGCGTTTGAGAATTTTGGTGCGGGTATCGGTAACGTTATTGGGGCTGTTTTTGATTTGTTGAAGGGCGGCCAGGCGGGGTTCTTTAATAGTTTGGATCGCATATCTGAGGTTTTGAATACGGTTGCGTCTGAGTTGGTTCCGGCTATTGGTGAGATTTTGAATGCGATAACTCCTGCGTTGGAGAAGTTGCCTGATTTGGTTTCGGTAATTGCTAGTGGTTTGGAAATGGTTGCGCCTCCGATTGAGTTGTTGGCTAATGCTGTGGCTATGTTGGTTCAGGTTTTGGCGGGGATGGGCGGCATTGGTGGGTTGTTGGC